GAATGTTTACCTGATCCTTGACGGGATTTTTTTGGTTTTGCTTCGATTTTGTCGTCTGTTTTACTGTAAAGTGCCATTAATTTTAAGATTCCTCCTTAATAATAGGTTCAAAATTGAGATTCATAACATCTTCTGGGGTAATACTTCCATTTTTATTGAAAATATCAATCCCCCATTGAGTAATAGTTTGATTTTGCTCTTCTCTAGTAAGATTTTCTTTTAATATTTCACCATTACTAACTAAATTATAGCGTATTTCTGCTGCTTTTTTAATTTCCTCCTTTTCCCACTCATTATATTCATTATGTTGTTTTTTTGTGTACTCTTCTATTAGTTTTTCTTTTCTTTTTTCCTCCTCTATTTGTTTTTCTGCACTAATAAAAGGATCTTCAGAATTACAATCTCTACAAGAACTATTAGTCATAAGTTTAAATTAATAAAAATAAAGATCCTCTCATTATATATTAAATAACGCGAGTTTTTTCGTGCCCTACTCTAATCCGAGGATCGCACCAGATCTCAAACCCTTCCTCCTTAGCATCTAAACAGAAACTAACATCTTCCCCACACATATCTTGCACATTACCTGACTCAAATACTTGCATCTTTGGTGCAAACCATGGATACTCTAAATTCTCAAATACTCCCTTCTTAATCATAACCCATCCAAATCCAGTGTAATCAACCGTAAAGGGTTTCTTACGCTTACTCATTGATTCTACAGTTTCATGATTCATTACTCCGCCATTCTTACGGAAATCATCTTCTTCCAACCAGTGTGCAACTGACGTGGTTTGTCCGTCCTCAGTAGCATACCAACCACCGACAATTTCATTCTCTGCTTTCTGAATTCCGTCAGCATCTGGTCCAGGTACTGCTAAATCACATAATTGCCAGAACTTCTCTGAATTAAAGACAATATCTGAGTCGATCCATAGTTGAAAATCATACTCTAATTTACCATCCCAAGGTACTTGTTTTGGTCCTCTCAATACATTAGCACCTAAACACTTACAACGTGCAAAGTTAACCATTGATGAATAATCTTGACTGATCTGAATACTCATTCCATTTTGTACCATGTCAAAACATAGTTGTACAAAATTCTTTAGGAAAATAAATGAACATCCCCTTCCAGGTAAACAAAATACAATTGTTTTACCTTTCATTCTTTCTTTGATTGCATCAATATCCCATTCCGCTTCTTTTGGTTTGGGAGTATTTGCTTTAACCGTAAATCCTTTTGCCATAGTTTTAATAAACCTTCATTTCAATTATATCAGTTTATTTATTACTTGTCAATATTAATATGATGCCCCCCCACTGGGTTCGTTACTTCCTTCATTACTATATCCATTTCCATTCTTATCTACTGAAATTTTTACATATTCCAAATCTTCCAATTCATAATCTGTCTTCATTAATCCTACCATGTTCTGTAACATTTCCCATTTTTCATTAAATTCTTTTTTACTTAATGAATGATATAAACATTTTTCCTTTGCATATATGTGATATTGATATTCACTAATAGTCATGATCCTCCTCTGATCTTTGCATTATATATCAGTATACTCAAATTATTTTGGTGGTCCCCCATATCTTTTTGAATCTTTGATTATCTTTATGCAAAAATCTTTATGGGACCTTTTATACCTGGGGGAATTTTTTTTGTACCTGGGAAATTTTTTTTGTTTTTATATTGATAGCTCGATTTGTCACCTCTGTAGGTTGGAAAGGTTCCTTTTTTTAAGCTTTAAGGGGGCAACGCGGCGCGGACGTTAACATCAACGCGCATAAAGACTGCCGAATACGAATATACTTAAACTGCTAAATCACGAATATAATAACATTTAAGAGTATAACATAAAACCCCCTCAGTGTCAACCAAGGGGGTAAAGTGTTGTTAACAATCAGTCTTCGTTAATTACCTCAAGCAAGTTGTCAATGTACTCAAGCATTTCGGTGCCATTGTTACACTGATCAAGGGCAAAAAACACAACTTCAGTGTCAATCATTTTAAAATGTGTGTAGGTTAAGTGAGTGTCTTTAAGGCGCATCTCATTCCTGTTAAGTGTTAATTAGAACCCTTAGAGTTCTTCTATCATTTCATCCAACTCTTCATGATCTAACTGTGAGTCATTCCATGCAACTCCGTCAATGGTTTGTGTTATAAACTCACTAACGATTGACACGAAATGCTTATAGTCTACGCAACGCCTGGCGATGTTATACAAACCCTCATCATTGCCTATCCAAAGTGCAACGTTCCAGGTCTCATAGTTCGCCCATCCGTTGTAAGTTTGATCGGTCATGTGTGGTGCGTGGTTGCCTACACTATAGGAACACTTTCGCCGTCCCCCCTTGTAGTTACTATGCACTGGTTGACAAACTTACACATAAGCACTACAATTTATACGGAGGTTTGTGTTACCACGCATCGGGTGTTGATAGTTCTTCGACATACGCATCAACAGACTCATTGTCACCCAAATCAAACACTTTATCCCAGTTAACTTGATGGGGGTTAAAGTCACCCAGAACCTCTAAATCTAGTGTTATTCTATACCTACTTTTCTGTGCGCTAAGATAAGAAACCGACATGGGATTTGCTCCGTTGGGTGACTATTAGTATTATAGGATCAAGGTGATTATTTGTCAATATGTGTCAGTTATTTATGTGTCTTAATTACAAAATACGAACTGGAACTTAAACGGTTTGGGTTTTAGTTTGGGTGGGGGGATTTGGTTACAAAAATCTATCCCCCCCTTGACAAAAAAGCGAGCGAGTGTTATACTCTGCTCGCTTAGATAACAACATCT